GGGTCTTTTAGGTTCATTCTTTGCTCCAGTCTGGTCGTATTACAAGGCGAATGAGAGATATTGGACGTTTCTTCTTGGATACGCCATCTCCGTTGTCTTGGGATCCACTTGCGACAGCGCTAGTGTTACCCTCGATGGTGTGTAGGTATTCAGGGTTCTTCGCAGAAAAATTGATATTAACAATCCCGACGTGTTCGGCTCGCCCACTTCTACTAAAATCAAATAATACCAAGTCACCGCGTTTAGCTTCGGCTGTTGGTATGACCCGATTATTAGCTCTCGCCCATGATTCAAGGTGTGGGCAGTAGGCTGTATCTGGAATTGCTTTCGCTTCTTCGCCTTTGATAAAGCAAGCTCTAATAAAAGTTGCGCACCAAGGCTGATAATTGGCATGACCAGCCACTTTAGCAAACTTGTTATTATTGTTCGGCTTTTCGTTATAGCCGATTTCAGCTCTTGCAGCATCAAGGACTTTCTGAATACTCATGAGAGTAGCAGTTTGGCTTCTTCCTCTGTGATGCCTAACTTTGCAAGTAGATCAGCCTTAGCGGTTGCCTTAGCGCGAGCTTCTTCTTCTGCTGCTTCTTGCTGTGCCTGTGCTTCTGCGGCAGCAGCTTCTAACGCTGCTACTTCTTCGGCGGTAAGTTCGATTTCCTGAACCTCGCCTGTTTCGCAATTTACTTCGATGCGTGTTGCCATTGTTTCTCCTTATGAGTTCTTAATGCCGTATAAATAAAATGATGAGCCTGAAACGAAATTAAAACCTTGTTGATAAAAAGTAAGCGATGTAATTGCTGAAGTGTTAGACCAAAGACCAGCGGTTGCGCCTCGTAACCATATGCTAGAACTATTGTTTTCTGCGCCGTAATCACCAGATAAAGGTTTATTCTGTGAGGCTAAATAACTTGGAATGTAAATTTCTACGCTTGAAAAGGTGTTTGTGGTTATTGAGCCAGCATCAATTGCATTTTCAAACCACAACCTTGTGGTAGCAGCACGGCGACTAGAACTAGCAGTTGTATTATAACCATTTATTTCAGTGCTTGAATGTCCCGCACTTGTTCCATTGATTGATAATTGAAGTGAACCTATGTTTCCAGCATCATCACTTCTTGCACTAATTCTTACAACCAAATCGGTATAGGTGCTAGGAATACTGCTAAAGGTAACGCTAGCCGCTGAACCACTAAGCACGTTGCTTGAAATTAGGGTGTATGTAGTTGCCATTTATGCCGCCTTAATTCCGTAAAGGGTTGCAGTAAAGCCAGCAGCAATAGTTCCTGATGTAATAAGTAAATCAACGCGGTTAATAGCGGAAGTAGAACGCCATAATCCAACAATTCGGCTCACTTCGCCACCGCCGTTTTCGTCAGCAGACATTGCAATTAAAGCAGTTTTATTCGTTGAACCAGCATAAGAAAAAACATCAATTTCATACAACTGGTCGTAAGTTGAATTCCAGCCGTTTGTTCCTATGTTAGAAGATGCAGTATCCCTACTACTACTTGCAGTAGTTCCATTGCCAGCTAAGCGAGTTTTAGAATAGTTAGTTGCAGTATCTCCATTAAATTGAATGGCTAAAGCACCGCCTGATACGCGTTTGCCTACTGCAATAATTTTAAGGTCAGTATAAGCAGAACTAATACCAGTAAACGAAACGCTTACTGCTGCGCTTGATAGCGTAGTAGTTGCTATTGGTTCGTAAGTTGCTGGCATTATGCCCCCTTTATCCCGTATAGCGCGAAAGTAGAATTAGTAGTGAAATTACCGCTTTGAGCGATTAAACTAATTGAAGTTATTGCCGCAGTGTTTAACCATAAGCCTGAAAATAAACTTACTTTCCAGTCAGTAGAAGCCGTATTTGCATCTGCGCCAACAAATGTTCTAACTGTTTTATTTTTAGTGGTAGATGCGTAATCGTGAATATCTATAATTCCAGCGCCCATTATATTGGCAGAAGCGCTTGCAGCTGGAATTGGTCTAACCAGCATTTGAGCAACCGCAGTAACGCCAGCAGCAGTTGCAGTAGATCCATCACCAGTTAAATTGTGATAGACGTAGTTGGTGCCTGTATCGCCGTTTAATCTGATGTTTAGATTACGCACCGTAGCAACTTCATCAGAGCGGCCTATATATCTAATTTGTAAATGCTTATAGGTGCTAGGAATAGAGCTAAAGGTTATTGTGCCGCTTGAACCTGTGCCTGTTGAAGTAGCAATAGATTCAAATGATCCGCCAGCCTTGTAACTACTGGCAATTACGCCATGAATTAGCATTAGGCTAAGTCACCTACAATTGTGAAAGTATTGCTTGCGGTGCAGATAATTGAACATGATGAGTATTGAGCGCGCAGTTTAGGTGCGCTTGCAGAAGCTCCTGTCGAAGTGATGGTTACGCCAGCGCCTTGTGCAAATGTGACTTGACCAGCGCCGATTTGCTGCAAGTTGATTACATTTCCAGCAGAAAAGACTGATGGCGGAACTGTGACTGTGATAGCAGAAGCATTGGAAGCCGTAACCCACTTATTCACATCGGCAGCTACCAGTGTGTAGGTTGTGCCTGTCTGAGCGTTGAAGCTCATGGTGGTATCGTCTTGCTCAATCCAAGTAAAGTCCATGTCGGTATTTGAAGCCTTGCTTAATACCTGACCAGTCGTGCCACCCTTTAGATCAACCAGCGTGGTATCAACCGCCTGACCAAAGACCTCAAAGTCTGCTGGCAGGTCTGTTACCAAGTCAGTCGAAGTTGGCATTTGCCAGCCAAAGTTTGTCGTAGGGTTTGCCATAATTTTCCTTTCTAGGCTACTATTGTAGCATTTTGCCAATCTAAAGTCGGTGAAACTGTTGCCCACGTTTCAACCATTGGCACATCATTCCAGCGCATAGCTTGTAAGCTAAACGAAATCGGCGATGCAGTAATGGTTAAAGATAATTGGTTAAAACCTGCTCGCCATGTCCAACCCTCAACAAAGCCCAAGAATTGGCCAGATACCATATTTAGTGGCAAGTCAGTGATAGATACCGGTAAGCCCATGAATACATTGATAAGCGCATCGCGCTCTACATCGGTTAATTCAGGGTTAGTTAATTCAAAGGTAAGAGCGTTGAAGTTAGCCTGTGGTTGAGCGCGTAGCGACAAATAAAACTCTGCTTGATCTTGCGCATCGGCTGCTTTATCTAAAGAAGTTTGAAAGATTTGTGCTATTTGGCCATAAGTAGCAATAGAAGCCGCATCGCTTGCGGTTGCCTCGCCGCCGTTATGGTAAGCCACAGTAACTTCATTGCGGACATCGCCTGAACGGGTTTGAATACTTACGCCTCTTGCTAAGGCTTTATTAGCGCTGATTTCGGTATAACCATTTGTTGAAAGGTAATTAGTGCGATGAGTTGAATCAGCGTAAGAGATGCGACCTTGCGCATCTTCGTAAAGATAGCCAAGTCCAGAAGTGGCAAGCGCGCTTACTAGAGAATATACATCGGTTCGGCTTGATGATCTACCAGCTAGTTCATAATTGCCTGTGTCGATAGTTCCAACGCCACTATTCTCGGCATTAGCCCAAGTCACGCCAGCGGTATAGGTAGCCCAAGTTGTCGAAGATGGAACTTCGCTCCAAGTGTTAAATAAGACTTCTCGAAGAATGCTCTCGATTTGAACTCCGTCAAGAGCTTTAGTCAAAACTCCGTTAGTTAAGGCTTTAGGCAAACGAGCCAAAGCGCCTACCGCGATAATGTTAATTGATTGAGTTAGCGCCACATGGGAAGCGGTTTGAACTGTAATCCCAATATCTACAATTTCGCCACCAAAGATAGGCACGAAATCACCATTAGAATCTTGAAGTGAAATAGTAATAGATTCCTGAATATCAAAAGCGACCTGAGCCTGATTAAGGTTTATCAGAGTTATATTACAGTAGCCAGCATAGGCTTGTTCGTAAATATTGCTTCGGCCAGAGCCGATACTTAAATTGGATAAGGCAAATTCAGTGTAATTAACTCCACCGATGTTTATTTGCCATATTGGTTTGAATGCAGTCATTAGGCATAAACCAAGCCGTCTGCGCCACCAGTGCCGCGATAGTAAGAATCATTTAATAAGCTCACCAATTGGCGAGCGGTGCTTTCAGGATCAATAGCGCCGTTAATAGTGATGTTGGTCTGGTTATTTTGGAAACCGCCACGCTCGCGCATTGCTTCGGTTGGTGAGATGAATGTCGGAATATCGCTAGGCACGACATAACCATTGCCGCCAGTGTAATTAGTATTGACGTATCCACCGCCACCGCCGCCACCATAGCCAGCGCCAGTGAAGAAGTTAGTAATTGGATTATTCTTGATGAAATCAATTAAGCGTTTAGCTGCATTGAAAGCATTTTCCATTAGGCGGATGAATGTGCCCAAGATATTAACCACCGTGCTTAAAGCAACCCCAATCGCTTGAATTGCCACCTTTAGAGCACCACCAAATAAAGGTGCTACATAATTTTTTAAGAAATTGAATAAGGTTTCAAATTCGTCTTTATTGTTCATCACCGCATTTTTTATGTTATTGAAAGCATCTTTTAATCCCTCAAAAACTGGCAAGAATATGCGCTTGGCAAAATCGACATATTGGTCAAAAACTGCTTTTAATCCTTTCGTGCCACCAATGCCCTCTGTAAATGCGCTAACCGCTGGCACGACATAACGCACAATGACATCAACCAAAGGCGTAATTGCATCAAGAATAAAGCTGCCAACTGTTTCTTTGCCCTCATCAAATGCAATTTGCAAGCGGCGTAATTTGCCGTCAAAAGTGTCAGCCTGTGCACTTGCCTGATCTCTAAAGGTGCTCGCCAAAACTTTAGTTGCAGCATCAAAATCTTTTTGCTTAATAATAGATTCATCAATGCTTACGCCCAAGCGTTTTAACGATCCAAAATTCCCATCATGTGCGCGAGCCAATGCCTCTGAAACCGCAGTTAAACTTTTACCGCTTCCGGCTGCAATATTGATTGCAAGTGTTTGTAATTTTTGAGCTTCTTCGACATCTTTAGTTGAGCGCACCAAACGATCTAAACTTGGGCGTAAATCTTCATCGGTTACGCCAAAGGCCAAAGATGTTTTAAGGATATAGTCTTCGGTTGCCTTGATTTGTTCTTCGGTAGCGCCTGTGACGTTCTGCAAACTCTTAGCGAGTTTTAACTGCGCAGCCTCGTCAGCGATTGCCGCTTTAACGCCGTCTATGGCCAATTTTCCAGCATAAGCAGCTGCGGCTGCACCTGCGGCAAGGAAAGCCGCTCCTGCGGCCTTAGAGAACTTCTCTAGCCCACTTTGGAAGCCACCAACGTTATTATCGGCAGACTTTAAATTCTTTTGGAAATTATCAATATCAGCAAGGAGTTTAAGGGTAAGGGTTCTAGATCCTGTTGCCATTAGAAGTTATCCCACTTTCCTGCAATTCTTTGGAAGCTTGCTTCCCATTCTTTAATCAAATAAGGCTGCTCTTTGCGAAGTGTTGGATAGATAAACCAACCCTTAGAACCGCGACCCTCGCGACCTGACCAAACAGGGAACTGCTTATATTTGTTTGAACCAAATTCATTACCGCCCCAAAGCATTTGGGTAGTTCCACCACCTGAGAAACGCTGGCTAGCAAAACCGATAGATAACTCGCCAATCTTTGATGACTTCTTAACGCGGCTACCCTCAGCAATACGAGTTGCAGCTTTTGAATCTTGGCCACGACCTCTAGCGGTAATTACAATTTTATCTTTTAGGTAAGAAGTTAAAGCGCCTGATGCTTGCTTTGCTTGGTCGATAGCCTCTTGATCCATAACCTTGAAAGCACGCAAAACGGCTGAGAGTTCTGACTTATCAAAAGCCATTGAAACTTCATCAGCCATTATTGCGCCTTTCCAAGATGTCGATTGCGGTTAGCATATCTTCTGCCGTTTGAAACTCAGATGGTGGAATTCCAGTTGCTAGGCTCAGTTCCCAGATAGTTCTTCCGATACTTCCGAGCTGATGGCTTTTGGGTTTGCTTCACCTACAATCACGTCAATAACACCCTCGCACCAAACTTCAAAAGGCTTAACTGGATTACCACCGCTTTCCCTTTTCATGGCGTGATAAGCCAGAAATAGAAGATCGTGTAATCCCATTTTCTCTTGCGCTTGTGAAATTGTGTTACCTGTTTTCAGCTCCCATTTAACCCACTCAGGCGGCTGCGCCACATAGGTTGCTTGTTTGCCGTTTGTATATTCGATTGTAATTGGTAGTTTCATGCTCCCGATTCTTTCTCTTAGCTAAAGGTTTCTGTAACAGTTCCCTGATAGACCTTGAAATTAAATGAAACTGTCTGTGCATCAATTCCAGCGCCACCAGCGGTAGGGAAGTCTGGCATGATGCCAAAGACAAACTGTGCGCCTGTGGTTGCAGTTAGTGTAACGCTGATTGATGTATCTGGTGCTGATTCAGCTGCTGCCCATAGAGCCTCGCATACTGAATTTTCTTTACCCCAGTCAGCAAGCATTTCTAAGGCGAAAGTTCCACTGATGTTAGTGGTCTTATATGCTTCGCCATCGAGTGTTTGATAAGTCTGGCGCTCATTCACCTTTGTTAGCACCGCGCTTGTCGCTTGCGCCTCGATGTCTGTGCCACCAGTAAATGAGAGCGAAATGTTACGCCCTGTGATTACCTGTGTTGCCACGTTTTCTCCTTAGTTTGTTTGTGTGTAATAAGTGCTGATAGAAATATCTGAAACCAGCAAATATGTTGCTCCTACTTGGGTAACGCTCGGTCTTGATACGTTGCCCACAATGTAGGAAAGCGGTAGAGCTGCAAGTATTGAAATAACCAACTGCTCTAAATTATCTAGTGATCCAGCGTTAGAGTAATAAGCCACTGCCGCGCTGACTGTGTAATTTACCTTAACACGGACTGAATCATCTCCGATGAATTCGGTTTCCATATATGGCTCATCTGGCACAATAATTGCAGCAGGTGGGATAACTGTTTCTGGTGGCTCGGAATAGACGGAAGCTGCTACGCCACTTAGAGAAGTTTCTAAAGCACCTCGAATGTTAGTTGCAATAGATGATGGCATTAGCCAACCATGCCTGCTGCATCACGATATTGGCTCAGTAAAGCAGCTACTCTGTTAGCCAATGATCTACCCATTCTGTAAGGTGTAGGCTGGAAATCCACGCCCTCTATTTGCCCACCTGCTGCGGTTATTGATTGGAATACTTCTACTGAAACGATTGTAATTGCGCTTTCAATTGCCGCATTAGATGCATAAAGAGTTGCGGCATCTTTTCCACTTACGTAGGCGCTACCAGCTGGTATAACTGGTGTCCAGTCTGCGTCAGCTTCGTTTGTAGCAAACGAAAATTCGTATTCCTTGCTAATAGTGTCTGTAATGGTTTGGGTGCCATTTAATGCGCTTGCAACGCTTCCAATGACTACGCTTTGACCTGCCTTGAACTCGTTAGGCAATAATGTTTCCATTACGCAAGTTCCATCTTCAATTCTGTATTGAGCAATAGAATTTGAATAAGATTGCAATAATGGCAAAATTGTTAGTTCAGCAGTATCTATAATTCCTGTTAAATATGCATCTGAATAAAGGGAAGACGAAACGCCAAGTACCGACCTCAATTGGGCTACTGTGATGATGCTTGGCATTTCGTTTCCTTTCTTAACTACTCGGGAGCGAGATAGTTAATTACGCTGTGTAGTTGAAGCGGCGAACGCCCTTACCTGACTTAGCAACGTAAAGTGCTAAATAGCCGTAAAGTGCGATTTCTACTTCACCTGATGTAAGTACATTTACACGAAGTTGGGTTGTTGGTGATTCCCACGCATAAACTGATGATGGAGCAATTAGGAATGCTGATTCATCAACGATGCCAGAAGTTGCAATGTTGTGATCGACGATTAAATCGGTTCCCAAGATGTTTCCACGAACTGATGTTGGAACTGCAACGCCAGATGCGTTGTAAGTTGGTGTAGCAGCTGAGTAAAGCGCACGACCTGTTGAATCTGCGTAACCCATGATTGCTGCCCACTGGTCAGTCGAAGCAACAAGTTTGTTAGCGTAATCGCCACCAGTTCCCTTGTATGCTGCCGCTGATTCAGTTGCAATGAATGACTGTAAGCCAGCTGCGGTTGCAGCCACGCCTGTTGCCTGTGTTCCAGCAGAAGTTAGTTCTGCAATAAGAGCTGCATCTGTTGCCTTTTCGTAAGCCTTACGAAGTTCGGTCATCATAAGATCCATGAACGCAGGTGATGAGCGATCAATTAGTTCCCATGAAACGCGCTGCAAACCAGCAAACTTATTAACGTTTACTGTGTCGTAGCTTGAAGTCATGCCTGTTTCAGATGGTGCAGAACCCTCGTTTGTGTCCGCGACTGTTGGAGCAGTGTTAGGAGTTGCATTATTTACATACATGCGTGGAACTGTGAAGCTCATGCCTGATTCTGTAAGTGCTGAACGTGTTACTGCTTCAAACGCTGGGCGGCCAGTGAATGTATCAGTAATGAATGTTTGCAAGTGTGGTGCAAGTGTTAGGCCTGTGTTTGTTGATGTTGAATCGTCGGCAGCACGTACGATGCGACGAGCCTCATCATCTCCCATAGCAGCCTTGATGTTCGCTGAAAGGTATTCAGCGCTTGTTAATGGCTTAATGCGATCTTGCGCATAAACCTTTGCAGCGGTTACCTTTGGTGTGGCGGCTTCTACTGATGCTGCCTCTACCTCTGGAGCTGCTGAAACTTCTGGAGTAATCTCCACAGTTTCCTCGCTTTCTTTTGTAGGTGTGGTTGCATCTTCATCAGCAGATTTTTCTTCTGCTTCTTCTGATGCCGCGACATCGATAACCTGAGCAGATTTGAATGCTGGCTCTGTTACCAAACTGACTTCGAATAGGTTAGCCGCAGTAACGTGCATAACCCCTGCCTTGTTAAATGACTTTTCTACTTCTACGCCGACAGATAGGCCGCTTTGCAGTCCCTCGCTGGCAAGAATTAAAGCCTCTGAACCTCTGTTGCTAGCACTAACCTTAAATGAAGCATAAAGGCCGTCTGCCGCTTCTGTAATGTATTGTGCGCGGCCTAGTGGCTCTTTTACGTTGTGTTGATTTAATAATTTAATTTTTTTTGGATCTTCTGGAAGTTTAATTGAACCAGATTCAAACACAACGCGACCAGCGCTAGTGTTTCCGATTTCGCCTGTTCCTAGTGGAACGATTTTGCCAGAGATAGTGCGCTTTTCTGCATCGCAGGTAATATCCGCGCTAAAGGTTAGGATCTTGTTATCCATTAACGAACCTCGTCATTTCCTTGTGGTGTTAGTTCTTCCATTTCACGCGCTTGTTCTACTGTGATTAGGTCGAGTTGTAGCATTTTCTCTATTGCTGCCAAGCGATCTAGTGGCTCGGTGCGCAAAAATGTATCATTAACTTCAAAGCGAACTTCGTTGCCATTTGCAGTTATATCGTTCATAGATAAACGAGCCGCAATAGCATCAAGATATGGCATTAAAGAATAAGCAAAAAATTGCTTTCGCTCATCCATAACATTTGAGTAAGTCATGGAGTTATTCATATCCGCTGAAAGCATATAAGCAGGAATGTTGCAAAGTCTTGCAATTTCGGTTGAAAGATATTGCAAACTTTCTGCATAAACCATGTCTTTAGGAGAATATGAAGTCGGTGTGTAATCAAGTGTTGCGGTTAGGTAAGCAGTTCCGCGTGTATCGCGTGCGCGTTTCCAAGCGCCTAAAATTCCTTGCACTTCTGCTGGCGACATTTCCGCGCCAGTGTTTTTAATTACGCCAGTAGGAAATGGAGTAGATGCAGCGATAGCCATTGCCTTTTGCACATCTAAAGCTGCTTGAATAGTTTGTGATCCGCGAGCGAGAACTCCCTCATCAAAACCTTGAAAGGTAATTAGCGAACCAATACCAGACATTGGTCGTGGGAAGCCATCAACGTAATACTGATTAACAGTAGTGTTGTATAAATCTAAATCAAATGTTACGCGAGTATTGGCAACCCATTCAAAGCGCTTAGGTCTGCCATCTTCTTCATAAACTTCTGTAACTTCCCAATAAGCAACGCCATAAAGCATTAACGAATCAAG